TCAATAAACTTAATCATTAGGTAGCTTCCTTCAAACATAATTTGAACAAGCGTACCATCACAATCTTGCGGAGTACCATTTGTAGTTGTACCTCGGACTGTGTCAAAGTGAAAGTAATCGCTGCCTATAGGCACAATAAACTTTTCAACAGGATAATGATTTAACTCGCTTAATAAATCTTCTGTATGTGTAAGTAGTAAGTCTTCTGCAATCTTTCTATTGTAGGTATCTCCTACTTCTTTTTCCCATCCGTATTTACCAAAGTGTAAATCAAAGGGAGAGATAACACATGCATAGTCTCCCTGTGTTGTAGTTAGATTTATTGTAGGAACGGCTTTTAAAGAATCTTGGTGCCTTTCAAAGTAATCAGTAAAAGGATTAAGAACACCAAGTTTAAGCTCTTGCCACTTACGCGCATCTTTTTCTAAGCTTTGTAGTTTTTGCTTTTCAAACTTTTGCTCTAAAGCAAACTTCTTACCTTGAACAAGCTCAGACAATAAATCTTCTTCACTTCGATCAGCAAGCTCTTCATCTGTAAAAGGTTCGCTATCATGTGTCCAGGAAAGTATTCGTCGGATTTTATCAAACAAAGAACGCGATAATTTAAACGCTCTACATATTTGATTAATAGAATTAGGACTACCATCCCAATTACTGTATCTTCTTTTTAACTCTCTTATTTTATCTCCTGCAAAAGATAAAGGTTTATTATAACCAGGTACAAAGAATATGTATACATCCTTTTCGGTTTGATATACATAGCTTTTTTCGTACTCCAGGTTTTCCTCTACAACAGGTTTATTGTCAGGATTATCCTCTCTAAAATTATTAATGTGTCTTCTTACAGTATTAAATGAAACTGAAACATTGGTTTCTTCTAAGATCTTACTTGCTAATCCTCTAACAGATGCGTCTGGGTTAGCTAAGCAATACTGTTTTACAATTGATTTGATGTCCATGTTTAGGTTTTTAAACTACTACAATATAAGAAAAAATATGTAAGTGTCTAATTACCTAATAGTTACGATCTACATATTCCAGTCTTGCTCTCAAATACAATAATTTATTCTCAAGCTCATTAGTACAAAGATCATATAATAACCTCTTTGTAAGGGTTTTACTCTGAACGCGAATCTCAGATTCTAAATCTAAAGTTTCCTGAGCAGCAGCTTTATATGCTCCATCAGGATAGGTTAGATAATTATTTTTATTGTAAACCTTAGCCATTAACAACCGCAATCACAATTACAAAAATCACCTTCGCATAAATGCTCTAAGGCTGTTAACTTTTCAGTCATATCAGCTGTAGCCCCATATTTAAAATCAAGTCTTGCGCCTTCTTTTACTGCTAATAGTTTCTCTACTAACTGTTTAGTAGTAGAACCATCACACTTGTCGCAACAAGTGTCGTACATTAAACCATCTATTTTTGTATACAAACAATCATCAATTGTAGTAAACAGTATAAATGTTTTAGTTAATACATTGTTTACCTGATCACTAAGCTCTGTGTAAGTTACACGGTATTGTCCTGGGGGAAATTTAGTAAAAGGTAAAGCGGTATAATTAGTAACAGGAGTAGTACTAGGATTTTGAGCAGTAGCTGTACCTGCTCCTATAGCCGCATTTATAGTATCGATAGTAAACTTAACTTCTAAATGAGGTTGATTGCTGTTAAAAGTAGCTCCTGATAAAGCAGATGCAGAACCGGTAATAACAGTTGCATCAGGGCAAGTAATAGCAACTGTAGTTCCTGCTGCCTGATTAGGATAGGGAGCTGAAAATAAAATTGTATTAGAAGGATTTATATCGAAAGTAAAAAATGCAGCCATGATTAGAGTTTAGTTAAGAATTGGAGGGGAACACCCTGCTCCCCTCTTATATTCTAAATGTTTTACGCAATCCAACCGTTTAATAAGGCAGCAAGACCTGTGGTGGCGGTATCAACACCAATAGTTAAACTCTTCTTGACTGCAAAAATAACTTTAACTAGTTCTCCTTTTTGTGCAGACATTCCGTCTTTAGAGCTAGCTTTAGTTACAGCTTCTAGTACAAGAAGGTCATAATCTGTACCAGCAACTATTGGACTAGCAGGACGTTTTACTGGGAAACCTACGCGGTTAGTAATACCATCGTATCCAGCATATAGGTCATACAATTCAGTCACATCAGCAACAGTACCTGTAGAAGGCTCCATTGCAGTAGTGTAAGTAATAACTGCACCTTCAGCACCTGCCAAACGGAAAGAGCTATTGATTGGAGCAGTTACAGTAATTATCTCATTAGATACAGCAGCAGAAAATCCTGCAAACTCGCTATCTGATTTAGCAAACTCAACATCCATTAAAGCTTTAATAGCTGCAGCATCTGCACCTTCAAAAGTCTTCATAGGAAGATTCATAGTACCTAGAGTAGTGTTAATAATTTTAACATACTCAGTAGTTCCAGCGGCTACCGCTGTTAAATTAATTGCAGATACTTGTGCAGTACCTGCATCAAAAGGTATAGATGTAACTCTAATTACCTCTTCAGGTTCAATATCTACAGTACGTTTGCCGTTAGCTGCAAAGCTAACAGTTGGATTTCCTGCAGCGATGCCTGCAATATTTGCATCTGCTGCATAATTTGTGCTAAAATTTAAATCGGAAGCACCCGCCCCATCGTGGGCATTAATAACAAAAACTTGTGTTGCCATTTTAAAAAAATATTTATAGAATTAGTAAAATCTAATTAATCAGATTGTGATTCTTCAGCTACATTAGTCTGATACCTTGGAGATTCTATAATTTCTAAAATGTGCTTTACCGTCATATCGACGATTTCGTGATGTGTATGCTCTAATAATTCACAATCATTACTCGAAGATAAGTTAATTTCAGAAGGTTTTCTAATGTAGTCTATTATTACACCTTTTAATATAAACTTTTTAGGGTTTTGATAAACGATAACTTCGGGTCCAACCAGCACTCCAAGAGGAGAATTTATAGTAGAAGTCATAAAAGGATTTCTCATCATTTCATGAACTTTATCCTGTTCTACTATTCTAACCGGTACATCTATCGCATCACTAGAATCACAGTGCATACGTCTAATACGTGCTTGGATTCCTAATAAAAACATATATGCGCTGCTTCCTGTATCAGGAGGCAACCCGTAACTTTTTTTAGCTGCAACTGTACTTACTTCAATACCAAATCCTTCATTAAAATCTACTTCAATTAAGGTTTTAATATCATCTAACCTCTTTTGGTTAAAAGAAAATCCCAATCGTTTGGGATCAGAAGTTTTAAAAACTCTGTCTTTAACAAAACGCTCTTGCATTTTATTTAAGAAGAAGTCTATTTCTTCAGGTAAAAAAGTATCGTAGACGTAGGACCCCACTTTCTGGAGTCCTTGGTCTACGGCGTAGTGCATCTCTGATACAGTCATTATTCACTAAATTGTTGTACTCTGGCTTTTAGAGTAGTTAGTGTGGAACTATTTTTCTTGTCCTTCAAGAACAGTACTGCTTCCTCCATACTATCACCAATCTTTTCATCACCTAACAACAACGAGTTTCCAATCTTACGTAGCACTTCTGCAGTAAGACATTCTTCTATAAATGCTTGTAATTCTAAGTTTTTACTAGTTGCAATGTTGTAGAAGTTTAAAGGGTTTTCTTCTACCATAGCTTCTAGGAAAAGCTCTTTTTCTTTGGTGTCCATCTTTTTGGGGTTTTCAAAATGTAGACGTACAACCATATCCAACTTCTTCTCGTTGTCTGTAAGTTTAATGAACTCTTTGTAAGCTTTCTTTCTATACTCTAGTTCGTTGTAATCTTCTTCTAGTTCTAGAGCTTCGTCATAGATGTAGTACTTGAATGCACGATTTGAACTCATTGATGCTTCATCAGGAGCAACGTGCGGGTGGGTACTAGCAAATTTGTACTTTACGTAATCCATCACGCTTAGAGGTTCACCACTCTCATTTGTGCCAGCCTCAAGCTGAGCACCTTCGGGAGGTACCTCAATAGTCATATTCCGAAAATAACTCTTAACTGCTTTTCCGAACGTAGTGTCCGAAGGGTCCACACCTAATATGTATGGTAAAAACTTTTGCTGCTCTGGAAAGGTCAGACCTGAATAAATATCACCTGTCTTGGTGAAAACACTGCCTATGCGTCTTTTGCTTTCTGCATATACGTGATCTGGAAGGTTTGTCGTATTCTCTCTACGCTTAATTGTAATAATTCTAGATGCCATCTTCTATGGGGTTTTACTATATTAAAAATGAGGTTTTGGGGGAGCGCATACGCAATCTCCCCCTCAAACCCCTAATCATTATGATTTCACACACTCAAGGTGTAAACAGTTCGTCGCACGACGGATGCTAATACCACACTCTTTCATGAAGTGTACAGAAGCACCATCAACGTCATTTGCACGTAACGCGTTACCTTGGAATCCTGGAGGCACAGAAGCACCAGCCACAGCCCAACGTACAAGCTCACGTCCTTGACGGCTAACCATCGCAACGTTTTGCTCACCATCGTAAGTACTCATATCCAAGAATAGCATACGGTAAGACTCAAGAGGCAAACCAGTTACTGGGTGCTTGTCAGCATTCAATGCACGAGCTCCGTGATCGAATAAAGGCAAGTGACGTACAGTAATAGTATGACCATCAATGTGCTTGTAGCTAGTGAAGAATCCACCCAACTGCAAGTTAGAGCCTGAACCGCTAATAAAGCTAGCAGGATCTGTGTTCTTGATGTAAGTCTGGTTAGCGATTTCGTCTTTCATAGCTTTATCAAACTCTTCAAGACCTCCCAAACCAGTAAACAATACAATGTTCATCTGAGCTGCATCAGACGCACCGTACAAAGCATCACGAACTACGTTCTTCAACTTAGTAGCAGTTAAGTCTGAGTAAGTATCCACGTTAGGAACTTGCTCGATAACACCAGATCCTAATGGAATTGGCTTACCATTGTCATCTTTTAGGTGAATAATACCATCAGTATCTCGGTTGTACTTAGAGTACCAAAGAGAGTATTCAGTCTCTTCTTTCCAACGAAGCATGTGCTGGTA